CCCACTTCTTACCCATAAAAGAAATACCATAAGGTGGGTCTGTTACGATAGAGTCCACCGAGTTATCATCAAGTTCCTTGAGTTTATCAAGGCAATTACCAAGCATCAATTTCATGTAAAAAAGTCCTCTAGTGTTACAGTCTTCTCAACTTCCCAACCTACTGCATCAAGGATAACCCTGATAGGCTCAAGGAAAGACTTTTCAAACTGTGTATCATAGTCAATGTACTTATGTAGGTTAAGCTCTTTGGGGAGCATGACCGGATAGGATACAACATTCTCCTTAATCGGGTTAGGTAGTTTCAAATATGTAAATTTGATTTTCTCACCATTCTTAATCATCTCATACTGTTTGTCAAGACCCAATTCTTTAATTCTATTATTGAATAGGATAGAACCCCGGACATGGATAGGACACCCCTTCTTATAGACAGTGTTTCTATCTACCCATTTATCCACGTTAGAAACGCCTCTAGGGGAGCTAATGTCTTCCGGGGGTAGTTTATTGAATTCTTCTCTAAAGTCCGCTATGAACGCCTGTGTGCGTTCCTCATCCCCTTCCATGATAATCTTAAAGATTTCTTTAAATTTGTTACGGACAACTTCTGGTGTAGAAGACTTGATAGCCTCAATACCCATGATCTTCAGCTTAGGCTCTGTGTACCGCACACCTTCCTTGTCCAGTACATTCAAGATGTAACGTTTCTTGGCAGTCCAGAGTCCACGGTCTGCAATCACCTCACGTTCCATATCCATGCGGTTTTCTTTGCAGTTCATATGGTTGAACAGGTTAGCATACTCAGTGTTCAACATCTTCTCAAAGTATTCACTACCTGTATTTGCCAGAAATTCTACAGGGTTCTTAGGATTGAACTTGTCAATCAACGGTTTCATATTGACATACAAAGAGTCAGTATCAATAGCAATTACATAGTCATCTTTTTTTTCTACCAGATTAGACATAGCAGCATTCATAGCACGTTCTGCCCACAGGATAGTCAGTTTACCACTATAGGTGATTGCCTCTGCAATGCGCTGGTCAAAGTAATTAAAGTATTGGTTGCCCATTGCACCATACAAAGAGTTAAGCAAAATCTTAATGGACATTTGCTCATTCTCCAACTGACCAAGCTCTTTGTCTAGATCATAGGTCTTGCCATTTTCTTGAATGAACTGTTCAGTCTCAAGTTGTTTCTTCTTAACTACCTTACGTTCTGTATAGTAATCCTTAATGATTGTAGGGATGTGGCCTACCTCATCTGTACGGAACACTATACCATTAGCAGCAACAGTTTGGTTTTCATTATGATTAATTTCTTTTCGTTCCAGTGCAGACTCAACAGATACATTTGAATGGAACACACCATCAACAATAGTTTCAGGTGACATATTCCACTGCACAATAATATTTGGATACAGGGATGCTAAGTCAAAGCTAGTTACCCACTCATACATGTTTGGCACAGGTTCTTTAACATATGCACCCGGATACTTTTTCTTAGTCTTTTCTTTCTTGAGATGGGGGACAATCTTTTTAGACATTAGATCACGGTAGATAATGGTTTCCCAAATACCTGTGGTGCCTAGTGTATCAACATAGTTACAACCAGCTTTATATGCCATAGTCATAGCCAAGGTAATCAGTCCCAGCTTATCCTCTAGGCGGTCTACCAGTTCAACGTCTTTAATGTTGTAGTCTACAAACTTCTGAAAGTCATGTTTGTACAGGCCATGAAGAGAACCATACTCATCATAGGACAGTTTGTTTTCTCCCAGAACAACATAAGCAATGTGGTCTAGCTTATAGGTTTCCTGCTTGCCGTAGGTATAGGCAAACTTCTGGAATAGGTCTAGGTAATCTAATTGCTGAATACCTGTAAGTTCATAGGCTTGGTGTTCATTCTTGTTCTTGTCAATAACCTTACGCTCACGCACATGCTTCCAAGGTGAAAGCATCTTTGCTTTGTTTTCACCAAGAACTTTGGTGATACGATTGACAAGGTAAGGAATATCAAAGAATGTAGTGTTCCAGCCTGTAATTACATCGGGGCAATTAGAAGGGTTATGCCAGTGAGCAAGGAAAGATAGAAGTAGTTCAGCCTCATCTGCACACTGGTAATATACGACATTGTTGCGGTCAGGTTTATACTCATCCATACCCCAAACATGATAAAGCTCATCAATATTATTTTTAATAGTGATTGTAATGACAGGATGCTCTGCATACTCTGGTTCAGGGAATCCGTCATCAGACGCCACTTCAATATCAATTGTGGACGTGTTGATAGCTTCACGGTCAAATCTAATCTTGTTAGGATATACATCGTAAACCCACTGAGCAATATGATTTTTATTGCCCACCACCTCAAAATTATCCATGCCTTTATATCTTTTAATAAAGTCTCTTGCTTCTTTGGCATCATTGAAGGTGACTGGTGCGACTGGTTTTCCACTGAGAGATTTCCATTCTGTTTTTTCTTTTGTTGGAACATAATATGTTGGTTTGAACTTAATGCGTTCCTGCGTCTTTACACCGTCTTTATAACCCCTCACAAGAATGGAGTTGCCTAGACGATTGACGGAAGTATAAAATTGCATTCATAACCCTCTTTAAGTGTGAAGGGACATTATATAGTATATTTTGATTGGTGTCAATAAAAAAAGGGGAGTCGAAACTCCCCCTTTATATTACTGGTAAGACCGAGAGTCTAACCAATGTCTACCGTTGATTTGGTGTGGTGCTTGACCATACATAATCTTCTGTTGACGTGCTTCAAAGTCTGCAAGGTCAATCGAGTCAGAAAGATATCTTTCTTCATCAGACATTGCAGCTCTTTTGGCTTGTTTACCGATCCAAGATTTAACGGATTTTAGCAACGACTTCATCAAATCCATCCTTTCTTAACATATTAACTAGTTCGCCTGTGGTCATACCTGTGTTGTATTCCCGTTGGATATATCCTGCTACACCGTAGTATGCAGCATTCATTCTGGATTCGATAAGTCTATTACCTACCTTCCGTAAGAAGTTCAGCATTTTTAGTTACCTCGCTGTGATTGTTGATTGCAATTTTGCGAGGCTTCTTCTCTTCGGGCAGTACGACTTCTAAATGAATTGCTAGAATGCCGTTCTCCAGAGAAGCTCCTGTAACTTGTGTATATTCAGATAGTCTAAAAGAACGATGGAACTTACGAGTAGAAATCCCTTTGTGAATGAATTCCAAACCTCTAGGGGTGTGGTTACCATTTACTTCAAGGATACCATCTTTAAGTTCTACTGATAACTCTTCTTCCTTAAATCCAGCCGTTGCGATTTCGATACGATACTTCATATCTTCATCTTTGATGATGTTGTGCGGAGGATAGTGATCTGAAGCATGCTTGGTCATTTCTTCAAGTTCTTTGAAGATGTGATCGAAGCCTACAAAGGCAGAACGGGGAAAACGAGCGTATTTCTGATTATTTGTCATCTGAAATCTCCTATTAGATTAGCGAGAAAGTAGACCGATTATTCGCATCTACAGATATATTTATATCAAAGGTAGGACCATTTGTCAAGCAAAAAATGCAAAAGTATTTTCAAAAAATTATCGGTAACCTCAAAATCTGTTTCGTAAATTTTTATTATATAAAAGTAAAAATTAATGTATATCTATGTCCTGTCTGTGGCATTGTAACGCCATGCTTTACAGGAGTGTTGTCATCCTTGGCAAAGTACAGAGCCTTGTTCTTTTCTGGATTACAGGAATGTATCATGTTGTTTCTGTCATCAAAAACATGTGTGTGACTATTAGCATCTAGAGGATCATTTAGATACACTATTAGAGACTTGTGGTCACAGTCATGGTCTGTGTGTACAGCAGATTCATCAGAACCATCATTGAATACCAAATTAACAGCACACCGGATCATCATACTATATCTGATACTGTGCTTACTACAGAAGGTCTCTAGTATGTCTTCAAACTCATCATAGTATGCACTCTTGGTAGTAGAGTTGAAGTCAGGCTCCATAA